GAAGGTAGCAATAGATGCAACATGTCTATACTGTCTAACTAAATAGTCTTTAACTTCATCACGTCTTGAATCTTGAATATCTGTATCAATATCAGGAAAGTCATTACGTTCTGGATTAATAAATCGAAAGAACAAAAGTCCGTGCTTAAGTGGATCAATATCTGTAATACCAAGTGTGTAGCAAAGCAAAGAACCAGCAGATGATCCACGTCCTGGACCAACCATAATGTCTTCTTTCTTTGCCCAGTTAAGCATGTTGCGAACCACTAAGAAGTAAGGTGCAAAGTTTTTATCATTAATAATTGTTAACTCTTCATCAAGTCTATCAATATAGTCTTGCTTACCCTCAAGACCACGTTCTTTAAGTCCTTCCATAGCAAGTTTCTTTAACTCTAAACCTGGCTTTGGATATTGCACTGGTAGTAGATTTAGTCCTTCTTTAATGTCATAGTCTTCTACCTTGTTGGCAATTTCTATAGTAGATGTAAACATATCTTCACGATCAATACCCTGCTTTAGCATGGCAGCCTTCATCTCTTCATATGAAAGCAAATGTATATCAAACTTATTAAAACTCATCATACGGTCTGCGCCATATAAATAATCAAGTCTATCCATAAATGTTTCTTTTTTCTTAGACTTCTCATAAGTTGCATCTTTTTCCAACTTAGCATGAGTATTAAGAATAAGCATCAATTCTTGAATTTCTTTTTGACTTGGATCAGAGTGATGGCAGTCTGGAGTTACAACAATCTTAATCTTAAGAGCATCTGCAAGTTCAATAATACCTTTGTTGATTTCAGCAGAGTTGTGTGGCATTACTTCAATATAATAGTCATCACCAAACTCATCTTTAAACCATTGCATATGTCGCTTTGCAGTTGCCAGTTCACCTAGTTCTACCGCCTTAGCAATCCAACCACTAAGGCAGCCAGATGTAACAACTAATCCTTCTTTATACTTTTTTAATACATCAAAATCAAATCTTGGCTTACTAAAAAATCCTTCTGTCCAAGCAATTTCATTAATCTTGTTTAGGTTTTCTAGACCTGTTTGATTCTTAGCGAGAAGAACTATATGATGATAATTCAAATCAAGAGGATCAGTACGTTCTGCCTTTGCTCTCTTGTCATTCATATCCCTTGTCATATAGCCTTCTACGCCAAGAATTGGTTTGATGCCCTTTGCTTTTGCAATACGGTGCAGTTCCCTATGCCCAGATAAAGAACCATGATCTGTGATAGCCAATGCTGGCATACCAAGTTCAACTGCTCGGTTAACGTATTCTTCTGGAGTAGCAACACCATCCATTAAGGAGTAGTGTGTATGGACGTGCAAACCTACATAATTCATCTATTACCAGTCAATATTTGTGCTGGTAGCAGATGGAGTGTCGAATCCAAAGTAGAATGCTTCTTGCTCTGGATAAGGAACCTCACGAACAACCTTGTCTAGGTTGAAAAATTCATAACCGTCCCACTTGAATGGCTCTGAATCTGGTACATTTGGAATAAGCGTGTAATTGGTTTCAGTTCCCTGACCATTACGCTTTAACTTCCATTGTAGATTTGAGATGCTTCCTGTTTCAAGAGCATACTCACGAATTGTATTAAATGCGGATTGCTTGCTAATGCCTTGTGACCAAACAGCAACATAAGCATCCTCTGTTCCATCATCTACCAAAACATTTGTGTAGAAGCGCAGACGTGCTCTCCAACCAGACTTAGGCTCTTTACGTGCCATTTCACAACCAAAGCAACGTCCTTCAGATTCCTGTGTACATGCTGCCTTGCGCTTATAGTCTTTTGGATTTGTGTGTTCTGAACACACTACTGCTAATCCACGATCTTCATTATAGTTTGCTGAATCTTGGTCTAATTCATTAACGAATCTAATCTTTGCTGCTTGTCCGTCTGCTAACTTAACCCAACGAACTTTTGTTCCAGTACCTTCGTATTTTGGTTTGTCGACTAGGGCGTTGATATTTTTTAATCCCTTTACAATAGTCATCTTTTTCTCCTTATATAAGTGTTTTTATTATTTTAGCATAGAGTCTATAACATTGTCAAACTGAAACTCTAGTTTTCTAATTTCATCATCTGTCATATCGCCTATGTCTTTATATTTTTTATCAGGTGAAATAACTGTGACTAAGTTGCCCATCTTTTCAGTAAGCCTCTCAGACATAATTGCTCCAGCCTCATCATTGTCTGCTACTAATACGACACCTGTAAAGTACCGCTTCAAAAGTTCAATCTGGCTTGATGAAACATTTGCCCCTAGGGTAGCAACCGCAGGGAAACCTACTTGATCTAATCTGATAGCATCAAAAGAAGATTCAACAACATAAACTATCTTTGATGCTTTTACTCTGTGAAGATTAAATAATATTTTACTTTTTGGAAGACCTGGAGTATTTTTAAACTCTTTGCCTTCAATAGTTCGTGCAACAAATCCAATAGACATACCATCTGGTGATTGCATTGGAATAACTACAGAATCTTGTTTTTCTGAGTATCCAAGATCAAACTTTATAACTGATTCTTTGGTAAGTCTTCGGCCTTCAAAGTAAGTCATTGCTCTTGGTGAATCAATTGCCTGCTTGCCTAATCTTTTAATTAATAGTTCGTCGTACTGAACAAAGTCAGGCATCTGATGCAGAGCCTTGTTAACAACTGCCTCAATGTTTGTTTCTGTTTCTTTGCTCTTAATAAATCTAACAGTTTCAAAATATGTTCTATTAGTCATGTGCATAATTAACTCAATTAGGCTTCTTGTTGTTTGGCATCCAAAACAAAAGAATAAACCAGACTCTTTTGAAACCTCTCCTGCTGGAGTTCTATTATTATTATGATAAGGGCAAAAAATTATATAGTCGGTTCCATACTCAGCCTCTATGTCAATTCCTGCACCAGTTATAACTCTGTGTATTTGTTGTGTTGTATATAATTCTTTAACCATTTTTATCTTCAAAATCCTTGTATCTGTAATATCCCTTATCAAAGTCTGCTTGTACTAAAAAGTCTCCCATAAATCCATTACGATTTTTTCTAAATGCACACTCAATAATATCACTATTAGTAGCACGACCAAGTGCTAACACCCAGTCAGCATCGTAGGCAATTTGTCTAGACCAAGATGTTTGACCAAGAGTAGGAACACTGCTTAAGTCTTTTGCATCATCTGGAGTTGCAGAGGAGATAGCCATAATAGGCACTTCTTCACTAATAGCCATTAACTTTAGTTCACGAGAAAGGTTTTTCATGCGTACCGTTTCGTTATCTGACTTTTGATTTGGACTCATAAGTTGTAGATAGTCCACAATAACAAAGTCTGGTTTGTACTGGTCAATCTTTCCACGAATTACAGAAGGAGTAACTTCTCCACCTTGATCGTTTGAAATAATATGAAAGTGTGGCCTTCCTTGAAGTTTGCTTTCATGCCATTTCTTAAGCATATCCATTTCAACATCACCGTTAGAAAGTTTTCTATGTGACCAAAGACCCTCACCCATAATTGTAAATGCACGATTTCTAACTTCTGTCTCTGACATTTCAAGACTAATGATTAATGGAGTCTTGCCCTGCTTCCAAGCCTGCACAGCAAAGTACAGTGCTAGCCAAGACTTACCAATACCTGGGTAAGCAAGGAACACTCCTAACTGACCTGGCATAATTCCAGACGGTAGGTAGTTATCAAATCCTGGAAGACCAGTCTTAATTCCAATATGACCAAGTGCTTGTTGCTTCTTTACATTTTCAAAATATGCAACAGCAGAGTCTATATCTGTAGCATCAATATCACGAATAGTAGATGTATTCTTTTTTAACTCTGAAGTTTTTGTAATCAGTTGTTCTAATGCCTTTGGACCTTCGCCCTGCTGTATTTCAGAAGCAGCATTACGAATAATATCTTTTAAACTATCATTAAGGTACTCTACTTGTAATTCATCTAGGTGGTGCTTTGTTGCACCTATGCCCTCTGCTGGAACAAAGTCTCTAAACTTTTCTACAACTAAAGAGACTGGAGGAACTGTTGAGTTTGCTTCTGAATAATTTCTAATAAAATTCCATACATCGTTATGGGTTCTAAGAAGATTATCAACATTTGCTTGTAATAAAACATGAACTTGTTTATCAGTTAAAACAGCAGTGATTAGTTTTGCCTCTGTATTATTCACTTAACCACTCCTTTGCTTTTGCCCTACGCTCTTTACGTTCTGTGTCGTCTTGTTCTTTATCAAGTTTACCATTAAGAATTTTTTCTGCATTGTAGGCAAAGAAGTTCCAAGTAGGATCTTGCGCTACACCAAAGTAATAATCTAGCAAGTCATAGCAAGCAGAAATACCATATGATTCAACAAGGGCATCAGATGCCCATTGCTCAACATTTAAGTTGATGTTGGACTTTTGCTCATATCTCTGCAAGTAAAGTTTGTTGTAGCGACTGAGCAAAGCCATTCGGTCTTTGCGTTCAGCCACTCTACTCTGCTACGATTTCGGCTTTTGCTTCGTTTACTTTTTCAATTACTTTGTTTTCAACAAATGCATAGATACGATCCATAGCCTCATTTGTTGTTTCACCTTCACGAGTGTAATCAACAACACCAAGATCAACTCTTAGTGATTGAAAGTTACCCAGGTTAAGCGTGTATCCAAGTGTTGCAGATACCTTTGTGTTTTGTCTTTCAATAACGTTCTCTGTAATTTCTTCCACCATTGCCTCCATTAATTAATGCTCTCATTCCAAATTGGAATAAATCTTCCATCTTCAGTTCTTGTATAAACCAGTATACCATCGCCAGTTCTTCGTGTCAACTCTTGACTCGTAGGAGTCATATTGTTTGTTATTAAATTATCTTTTCTTGGTCTTCCAATATGTATACTTGCAAGTATATCACGTATCTCTTTTAGTTGCGATTCAGAGTAGTATGCTCTTACTTGCCAATGACGTACCCCGTTTAGTTGAGAACCCATTGGTGGAGGAATGACTCCTCGTTTAATTAATAATGGAAAATATTTTCTGTGCCTATTGACAAGTTTAGCAGTTTCTGTTACAGTGTAAGCCTTTTGTCTATTTTTTCTAAAGTCAGCACGAAAACATGTTTCTAGTCTATCTTTTGTTATGTTATAAACAGAAACCATACCAGTTGATCTTGAACTATGATGCAGTCTAACTAAATCGCCATTAAGGAACCAAATATTTTTGTTTCCAGAAATTACAGGCTGACTATTGTAGTCTTTGCTCTCAAGTTTTCTTGGTTTAAAATCCATCTACCCTCCTTGCTATCTGAAGGTGGATGAAAGAATTTTCTTGAACCACAACAGATGCAATAAGTTTCAATATGTATTTGGCTAGAATATTGTCTGTCAACAAACATTCTGCCATTGCATTTCCCACAATGCATTACCCAGTCCCCTTTAGTTTGGTATACCAATAATAATAAGGTGGACTGCTAGAGAAAGATCTCCAGATGCACCAAATCTTACAATGCCTTCTACTCTTGAAGTTGTTACACTCTTTAAAATAACATTAACGTTTTGACCCGCTGGAGTATTTCCAATATTTACCGCCGTTGCGGACGCAATTGGAGCATACTTAAAATCTGAAGGAAAATCATACGCAAATGTTTTTTCATTTCCAGCACTTACTGTAGAGTTATTTGCAACCTCTACATAGCCACCAACAACTCTTGCTTCAGATGTTTTTATGCTCTGCTTTCCAGCAGAAATAGTATCAACTGTTGTATAGTTATAGGTTGCTGATGAAACCTGTGTAGATAAATCATTAACAGTATCAACTAATTGATAAATGTATGTTAAATCTAGAGGTTGTCCTCGTTCTGGTAGCGGTACTTTAGCCATTATCTCTCCATTATATCATTAAACAGTCTCATTGAGAAGTCTGTAAACTTTTAAAAACGGTGTTCCAGCAGCGCCATCTGATCTTTGAATTGGATATCCTGGAAGGTAAACTTCAACACTCATTCTATTTGGTGGGCTTGGTTGAACTACACCGTTTACGGTATATGTAGATGGAACTGGAATAGACAAAGAAGTTGTTGACAATCTTTCTTTATATAACCAATCACCATTACTTCCACCTCTATCCCATCTTACCCAAAAATCATACTGAGATTCTTTTCTAATAAAATAAGTACTTGCTCCATCTATTTTATTAATGCTAACTGAGTCCCATACAAGGCTAGCAATACTTCCCGCTTTATTAAATGCAATAACTCCAGGAGTAAATGTATAGTCTGGCTGGATTAAATATACTGGGGACCAATGAGAAGTTCTGTTTTTATCTGATGATATAACCCTATATCTTAAGTCATATCCTTCAGTTATGCTACTAATTGGTGGCATATCTGTAAGTGGTACCTTAAATTTTTTAATTGTTTCATTAGCCATTACGTTACCCCAACAGAAAATCTAAATTCGATATAATTACTTGTATTTGGTGATTTAACAATTGTTTCTGCATCTGTATTTTTTACAACCGAGTATCCAGTTAATCCATACAAAGGATTTGTTGTTGCAATATTTTCTAGCCTAAGAGCATCAAGTGCAATATAGTAGTCATCAGAAGGTACATTTGATACGATAGCACAAGCATAAATTTTAACTACAGTAACAGCATTCCAAGTAAAACCTTGTGTCTGGTACAACTCTTGTAGT